AAAACTGGACCCACAGGATTACAGGGCGTTCAAGGAGAGACAGGACCGCAAGGAGTTCAAGGTAAAACAGGCCCAACTGGCCTCCAAGGTGCTCAGGGTAAGACTGGAGCTACAGGCGCAACAGGTCAGGCAGCTATAGGTGAAGTATTTTATTTGCATGACACGGCCGATTTAGGAGCGATTCCTGATTATAAGCGTTGGAGACGAGCTGTTCCTTCAGGCTCTGAAGCAACACTTAGTACGGGAGCGATTAATGCAGCTAGTGGCGAAACTCTTATAGGCACATGGATTACGACTGCTGGAGTTCCTGGGATAGAAGCAATACTTGCTGGCACATGGGAACTTCACCCATATGTTCATGTAGATAATGTAGATGCTAATTCTTATGTTAAGTTTTATGTGTATAAGAGAGATACAGAAGGCACTGAGACTGAGCTATTTAATGTTACCACTGAATCTATTGAGGATACAGTAACAACTTTGTATCAAACTTTAAAAGCAGTGGCTAGTGATATCGCTTTAGATGTTACCGATAGATTAGTCCTTAAGGCATATGGTTATACAACTCGTACACCAGATACTGTAAATATTACCTTGACTTACGATGGCACGACACATGTTTCGCAGGTTCATTCAGCTATATTTACAGGTGCTATTGGAAAAACAGGTCCTCAAGGACCAACAGGTCCGACAGGAGTGCAAGGTGCAACAGGTTCTCAAGGAAAGACAGGCCCTACTGGATTACAGGGTGTTCAGGGCAAAACTGGTCCTACTGGACTACAGGGCGTTCAGGGAGCAACTGGACCGCAAGGCAAGACTGGAGCACAAGGTCCTATAGGTGTTCAAGGTCCTACTGGAGTTCAAGGAAAGACAGGTAAAACTGGACCTCAAGGAACGCAAGGCGTTACAGGTGCTAAAGGAGCTACTGGAGCTACAGGCCCTCAAGGTGTATCAGGACCTGATGCCACTTGGGATGCTGACTATAAGGCACTGATAATTTCAGCTAGTTAATATATTGAGAGGGGAGAAACTGCTTCCCTCTCTTCCAACCAGTTGAACTGGTAAAAAATAAAAGGTAATAAATGCCTACAAATTATTTAGTAGAAGCACGAAATAAGAATGCATGGCAGCAGCCAGTTGTTGATAAGGATTTAACAACTTCCCCAGCTGCGAATAAAGGCGATAGATATATTATTGCAGGAACTGGTGGTCAGTGGTCTGGTTTTGTAGCTAATGACATTGTTTACTGCTCGACAGCAGGTGGAGCGGGTGATGCTATTTGGCAAAAAATAACTCCATCAGAGGGCTGGAGAATCTATATAGAAGATGAGAATTTATGGTATTTTTATAATGGTTCGGCTTGGCAAATGGAAATAGATAATTTTACACTAAAGCATATAAATGGGCGATTAAAACTGGCAGATAGAATAGAATTAAATACAATGCTCAACGCATTTAGAATAGCAATCAATGGCTCTCTTTCCCAATTTAATATGGTAGATGGAATTACTGATGAATATGAAGATGAGACTGGTATAGATACTGTAAATTCTCTTAATGAGGATTATGATTCTGTAAATGATTTATATAAACCTACTTCATTAGTTGCATTAGAATTAGATTATATAGAATATGCTACTGATGAAGCAGCTCAAGCTGCCTATGTAACAGATGCTCCTGGTGGAATAGTTTGGACAGAAAGACAACCCGCAGGAGATGTAAGTAAAAATTGGCGTAATAATGCTTCTGATGCAGATGGCAGTCATCTAATAGCTGCGGTGGAAAATGGTCGTCTTTGGACATCTTCCGACTACGGAGTTACTTGGACTGAAAGAAGACCAGCTGGAGATGTAGATAAAGCTTGGAATTGTGTTGACTCTGATTCTGATGGAAGTCATTTAATAGCTGGAGTAAATGGTGGCAGACTTTATACTTCCTCCGATTATGGTGCTAATTGGACTGAAAGAAGACCAGCTGGAGATGTAGATAAAGCTTGGAGGGCTACTGCTTCCGATGATGATGGTAGTAATTTGATTGCTGGAATAACTGTAGGAGGTCGTCTATATACTTCCTCCGATTATGGTGCTAATTGGACTGAAAGAAGACCAGCTGGAGATGTAGATAAAGCTTGGTATGGAGTAGACTCCGATGCAGATGGTAGTAATTTGATAGTTGGTTGTTCTCCTGGTCGCTTATACACTTCTGCCGATTCTGGAGCAAACTGGACAGAGAGAACACCAGCTGGAGCTGTTGATAAGGGTTGGCAGTATGTAGCCTCTGATTCTGATGGTAGTAATCTAATTGTTGCATATGTAGGTGGTCGTGTATATACCTCCTCTGATTCTGGAGCAAACTGGACAGAGAGAACACCAGCTGGAGCTGGAGATAAGTCCTGGTATGGAGTTGCCTCTGATGCAGATGGAAGTTTTTTAATGGCTGTGAATGGGGGTTTCCGTTTATATAGCTCTTCAGATTATGGTGTCAATTGGATAGAACAACAGCCAATGGGAGCTGTGGATACATATTGGTGGGTAGCTTCCGATGATGATGGTAGTAATTTGATTGCTGGAAGGGGTGGTTCTAGACTTTTTACAGGAGTAGAGCAGCCATCAGGTCTACAATGCTACTCCGAATCTTCAATTAAAAATCAAGGAGATTATTCTCTAAAAGTAATAGCTGATATTACAGACTCTTTAAATAAAACATTAACTAAATCAGGATTATCTATAGATTTATCAGGAAGAAATGAATTAAAGATAGATTTCTATGCTTCTCGAACAGGAACTAATATACAATTAAAAATACATGACAGTGGAGGCACTACATCAACTAAAAATATAACAATATCAGTAGCAAATACTTGGGAAACAACTACTTGGGATATCTCAGCAATAGCAGATGTAGATAAGGATAATATAGACAGTATAATAATAGAAATAATAAACGCAGATTCTGCTAATACATTTTATGTGGATAATTTCTATTCTCCAGCTTTGACTAAAAATATGACCTTAATCTCTAATTCTTTTACCGCTGAGGCACAACCAGATACTGCTCGCATTGTTTTGTTTGAGGAAGATGTGGATTCTATTATTGAAAATACAGATTTGAAAGCCTATATTTCAAGAGATGGAGGAACTACATATTCACAAGTGACTTTAGCGGATGAAGGAGATTATCAAAGTGGTAAAAGAATTTTAACAGGAACGGTAGATATATCTGGACAACCTGCTGGAACTTCTATGGAATATAAGATAGAAACTTTGAATAATAAAAATTTGAAGCTACATGGTGTTGGAGAGCTTTGGGATTGATAGGAGAAATAAAATGAAAATATTTGATGAAGATGGTGCTATAAGATGATTAAAAGAATAGACTCTAAAATAGTAACGGAATTAAGAAAGAAAAAAGAGGATAGAAGCAAATTAGATAAACTTATTGCAATCTTAATCCAAAAAGGTATTATAACGAAAGACGAACTAAAATAACTTGAAGAGGAGGTAAGAAATGGCACAGAAATATTATAATATTAAGGAACAGGGCAGAGCACGCACGATAACGAACCTGAAGAAATATCTCGCCCTAGAAGTGAAATCGATTTCTCATACTGACGACTATATTCAGGTAACACAATTAACAACCGTTAATCAAGCAACTGCTATCGATTTAGCTGATGGTGTTCTTTATACCTGCACAGTAAGCGAAAATAATAAGGTAACTATTGATGCTGTTGCAAGCGAAGACCATGTAATAATTCTTGTAGTGGGCATTTAATTTCAATAAAAAGGATAAAAATGGGTTACTGCACTAAAGCACAAGTAATAAGTCTACTCCCTAATATCCAGGAATGTCAGATAAATGAGAGCTGGATAGAATGGGCAAGTGGGCAAATAGATAATTATACTTGCACAGTTTTTGGACAAGAAATTGAAGTTACAGATGAGAAGCATGATATTGAAACGACTATTCAGGATAATATTCTCTTGGATAACGGTCCTGTAACTGAAGTAGTTGAGCTTAAAGACGATGACGAGGTTGTAGCTAAGGAGGATTATATCCTTTATAAAAAAGAGGCAATAGTAGCCCTCAAAACTGATACCACATTCGGGGCTTTATATGATACACCTTATTTTACCAAGGGTAGGCAGAAAGTCGAGGTATCGTATAAATGGGGATATACTGATGTGCCCCAAGATATCCAGTATGTTTGTAGTTTATTAGTTGCTCAATTAGCTCTCGCTAAATTAAAAGATACTGTAAAAGACCAAGAAGTAGCAAGTGAAGAAATCGGAGAATATTCCATTTCATATCAAAAAGACTTTTATACTATAGAGAAAAAAATTAACACCCAAGTAAAAGAAGCCAAGACAAATATTTTAGACAACTATAAAAGATGTCATCCTAACGCCAGGGCAGTTTAAATAACAATTATAGCACATAATTGTATCGGCGTAGAAGAGTTTACAAGTGGACTATATGTAGGCTCAAGATTTTTTGTTAAGATTAAAAGAGGAGTAAAGTAAATGGCATTTGTAGATTTTCTCAACTTAACAGCAACAATTTGGCGAAGTGTTGGTGATGTTACGGTGAATGAGTATGGCGAAGTTTGTCCTACTGACCACACACAGCAAGCATCCACAAAAGTTCGCATAGACCCACTAAAAGGTAAAGGCTTAATGACCGCTTTTCAGGGACAAATTGTTGATATTACTAATCGAATTTTTGCCCTTTCTAATATAGATATTAGTGAGGGAGATATAATCAAGATAGATGGAACTGAGGAACAATACGAGATTTTGCTCATCGAAAGATTATATGGAAAAACTGCACTTCATCACTTTCAAATAATGGCGAGAAGAACGGATTTATTGTAAAATGAATAAGTATGCTGACATAACTTTTAAAATAAAAGTAAGGCTATTAGATTATTGGCTAATAGATAATTATAAATTAGGCTCATGTTATACTCTTTATGCTCTATTAGAAATTAATGATAAACTTGAGTTGGTAGAAAGAGAAGTGGAATAAAATGCCACAGCTTAAGGGCGTAGAAGAAACAATTAGGCACATGAAAGATTTTGCTAACGATGTCCAAAAAGAAATTATTGATGGAATGGATATCATAACTGGTAAAGTTTTAGCCGATGGAAAACTTATAGTTCCAGTCAGAACAGGAGCATTAAAAGAAAGCGGGCGACGAAAAGTTACTCGAAAAAGAGTTTGGTTTACTGGAACAGTTGGATTTTATAAAAAATACGCTTACTTTGTGGAATTTGGGACACGATTCATGAGCGCTCGGCCGTATCTATGGCCAGCAGTTACGCAAAATAGGGAATTTATCTTGAAAAAACTTGGTAGACATATAGATCATGCTATTGAAAAAAATGATTACAAACACAGAATGTTAAGGAAAAGGTTAATATAGCAATGTTAGATTTTATTAAAGAGGTAAGAGCTTTATTAGTAACTGATGCAACTTTAGCGAGTTATGTCGAGGATAGAATATACTTAGCATCTAAGCCGATAAAGCCGAAAGATGTAAGTATTACATGGCTTCCTCAGATTACAATGAGAATGAACGATGGCACTTCAGATGCACAATTTGGAGTATGCTATCCGATTTTTTATATTGATATCTGGGTTAGTCGATATTGTGGATTTACTTCTGCAAGTCAAATAGGAAAAAGAGTTGTGGAATTACTTAATGGACAACATTTGACAAGTGGGGAATTAGAAGTATATAGAATACAAAAAAATGCGAGCATGATAGTTTATGAAGATGAGAGCATGCTCTGGCATAGAACAATTAATTTTGATGTGGTATGTCAAGATTATACAGAACCGCAAGGTTAAAAATTAAATAAAGAGGAGGTGTAACAAATGGCTCTTAAATTCAGTGTTGGAAAAATCAAAAGGGGAGACGAAACTTATGTTGGAATTTGCAGAAACATTACTGTTAGTTATGATGGTGCTCCTGTAGAATATCGTGGAGGCGATTTTCGCTATCCTGTTGAAATTCATCCTGGAGACCAAAGTTTGGCAGTAACTGCTGAAAGTGCCGATTATGATGCAGCCGAGCCTACTTTTGGAGTTAGAGAGACTTTGGAATTAGAAGCAGGTGAGCATGGGGGTGGTATTGTTGTAACCCTTACCAATATGGTATTGGTTTCGGCAGAAATCGCAGCTACGCAGGATGGTTTCGTGGCTACCTCATTAGAGTGGCACAAAAGTGAAGCTGCATAATTAAAATAAAAAAAGGAGGATAGGAATATGGCAAACGAAAATATTCTATCGGAAAAAGAAGTTGCAATAAAATTAGGCGGAGCAGAGTATAAAATCAGACCTCTACCTATTAATCAGCTAATAGAGGTATGGCCTCTN